GTCCATGAGATGGCCAACTTCCACCCCATATAACTTGTGTCTAATCTGACCACCGAAGCCGGTGTGTTCATGTTGAATACCCTGTTTGTGCGTGTGACCGCAGATAACCGAAGCCCCAATTTGTTTAGCAAGGGTAAGAGCAGTCCCACCAGGTTGTTTGTTGGCACGACCCTCATCTCCATGAGCGAGAATCCATCCTGGGGTGAACTGATAAAATTTATCGTGATATGTAATTTCGTTCTCACGATACCGAAGTAGTTTGGAATACTCAAGGTCACGTAACGATGCAAGAGCAGGGGCAAATCGTGTGACGTAGTTCTGAATTCTGTCTCCATGATTACTCCTCATTGTATGGAAAGGCTTGTCGCCTAAGGCTTCTTTGAAGCCAGTCATTATCTTGGTCGTTTCGTCTAGACCTTTCTGTAGAGTTCCTTCAAACTCTCCAGCCAAACCCTTGTTCCAACGTGACGGTTCTGGGCTATCAGCCTCATCACCTACACAGAACAACTCATCTGGTTCGTAGTCTGCAACAAAGTTCATAACTGCACGAGTTGCACGCTTATCTTGATACGGTATTTGCATGTCGGATAGTACTACGATACGCTTCATGTTGTTTCCTTATCTGTTTACTCAGTGTCCCATACACCATCTATGACCATGATTGCAATGGTTGCATAGTTGGCGATGTCCACGAGTGTGTCTCGGATTGATTCATGCTTTGGTTCTTTATTGTTATCTATAAGGTTGTTAAGCCTTGCAGTCTTATCATGCATACGAACACGGATACCATTGAGTGCACCGCCAGGTGCATCACTAATGTTCTTCGGACCATAGTCATTGTGCTTACTCAACAAGATGTCTGCCAGTTCATCCTGTATGTCATACAGTGCAAACTTCAAACAGAAATCATCTACCTCTTCTTTGGCAAACTTAGAGTAACCTGAAGAAGGGTGTCGTTGTTTAGCCTCTTCGCGTTCTCTATCTTCACTCCGAAGTTTATCAGAAGGTTTAGAATAACCCCAATCTCCTGCGATGTAAACGTATCCTTCTCCGAAGTACTCATCTTCCCATTCACTCTTCATCTTACTCATGCTGCTACCTTCTCCCTAAAGAACTCTGTTCCTTGTTTGTTGAATATACTGTTAACGTCTTCCCCATCTGGCATGTTGATTACAATAACTCCCTGAACTTCTCTCGCCAGTTTCTTACCAAAATCCGAACCTGGCTGGTCACCATCCGCAAAGACATAGATACGCTCGAAGTCTTGTAAGAGTTTCGAGTAGTGTCTCTTCCACGAGTTAGCACCAGGAACCCCAATTGCCGGGATACCACACTTTTGCGTGAGCGTGATTGCATCTATCTCTCCTTCACATACTGCTATGAAGTCAGTTGCCTGACCGATTGCTGCTACGTTGTATAACCTTGTCTCACTGCCTGACATACCCATGTACTTAGGTTCTTCTCCGTTAATAGAACGGAACCTAATGTCTACCACACCAGTAGGTGTGATGTACGGGATTGCTAACCTACCAATGAACTGTTCATGGCCTGGTAGAGGCTCTACGACCAAGCCCAGGTGGGCTGTATGCGCGTCTGCTAAGGTGATTCCCCGACTTGCTAGATACCCCTCTGCCTCCGCTATGTACTTTGCGTAGTGTACTACTGCTTTGCCCAGTGATTCCTTCTGCGACCTTGACTGCTTCACGAAATTCTATTCCTTCCTTCTCCATAATGATTTTGTAAGTATCACCTTTAATGCCACAACCAAAACAGTTGAATGCATTTTCTTCTATGTTAACTGTGGCTGATGCATGTGAGTCATCGTGGAATGGACACTTAAGTTTCTGCCATCCATTACGCTCACGATAAACCGACCCACCATAATGCTCAAGCACAGCCAAGATGCTATGCTTTTCCATTAGTAACCTGCTTCCTCCAATAGTTTATACCATCCATGTACTGGCATTGTGGCGTACCACATGCCCACATCGGTAGTACCTTTCTTCTTGTGTACTACTGCACCGGTATCTGCCTTGTCGTTATGCATCTCAACGTCTAACTCTTTGAGCCATGCTGAAAGTTCCATACGCTGATGGTTCTTTACCTCGATAACAACACCAGGAATACCAGCAATATCGCCCCTGTCAAGAAGGCCAGATAGTGCTCGTCGTTCCACATGCTTTCTTCCTTTACTGTTAAGCCAGTTAACTACGGCAGTTTCTGCTGACGTACCCTTTTGTTTACTCTTACTCACGTAGTTCTCGTTCCAGTTCGGCAATGAGTTTCTTTGCGTAGTGTCTGATGTTCCTATCGCATTCAACTATGTGGATAAAGATTGTTGTTGTCTCTTGTTCCTCATGGCATTGGTTACACTTGATTCTTTTCTTTCTCATCGTGCTTCCTCTAGGTCAGCCAAGTACATGTACTCAGGATTGAATCGCAGCCACACTGGTGTGTTACCGGAGGGGTCAGCCTTGCCATAACGATTCTTTACAGGGGCAACAGCCATCATTTCTTGGTGTTGTCCGACTGTAAGGATGAGTGCTGGTAACTGATTAACCATTCCCTGTACTGCGCTTCGTGGTGGGCATGGGTCTGCGCTGTAGGATTCTTTTGTGTGGTGCAGTACAAGCACAGCCGCATTGGTATCTCTTGCAAGGTACTTCAACTCCTTCATAGCAGAGCGCATACCACCAAACTCCTCGCCACCATCCATCGCCACATCCATGAGGTTATCAACAATGATTAGTGCAGGTGATTCACCTAGCAATTCTTCGATTGCTGTTACCTCATCATCAATGTCACCAAGTCCAGGGTTGGAATCGAATGACCAGTAGATGTGTCGTGCTTGGGCTAGTGCTTGCTTGGCTTGCTCTGGATTGTCAGAGATTATCTTCTCTGATTCTGATTGTGAATTACCAGTAATCATTGAGTACAATCTCATTGCCATAGTGTGTGCATTGGTATCCGCTGATAGGTACAAGGTAGGTGCCTGCATACGCAGGGCCAGCGCAAGGGCAAGTGTGGATTTACCTGCCCCTGGCTGACCTGCAATCATGCTGACCTCTGCCCTACGGAAGATGATTTGGTTCTCATCAAATGCACGAAACACTGGTGGCATAGGCTCGCCCCCTATATCGGGGCGACCTACTGCTCTCATTAGTGTCTTCATGTTATCTCCTAGGTAGTGATTAGATTATAGTGTATTCCAAGCAGGGTCTTTCTTGGTGAGCCACTGTGGTTGGCACTGGTCTGGCGTACCCTTAGGTGTTGGACAGAAGTAACCCTTCCATTCACCCTTAGCACCGTTACCCTTACGACCAATCATTGGACCATGTGAACATGATACCTGACCTGCTGACGTAGGTGCTGCAGCACTAGGTGGTGGTGGTACTGGTGCGAAACCAGTAGTTACCGGTGTCTCACTTACTACTGTTCCACCTAACGAAGCAACCACTGTATCGATTGCGCTGTTACTGGGTGGCACTGGTGCTGCACCTGTAAGTACCTGCTCTAGTGTTGCGATAGCATCTGCTGCACCCTCTGCTACAAGTGCATTGATGTTACTGATTAGTTCCTCTGCACTATCTCCACGTGCTGTGACGATAGTACCCTTGGTAGTCTTAACATTGACTACATAGTTTTTCTCTGTCATTACTTTCCTTCCTTATTCCATTCGCATTCTGTCTTAAATCCACACATCTTGCAGTGATTGTAGTTAGGGATGAACAGTGCTTCCTTGCGCGCCCTGTCAAAGTCACCAACTATTTTCTCTATCATGTTCTTGGTGTAGAAATCTAGGTCAATCAGTGGTGATGTTGTACCACTACGTGCCATCCAGTAAGTACCATACTTCGGTCGGATACCGAATGTCTTCTCCATACCCACAGCATACAGTGCTAACTGTAAGTCTGAGGATGGTGTGTACTTACCAGTCTTTAAGTCTACAATAACTAACTCACCATCTGGTGTCACCATCACACGGTCGATACCCATTTGGACTGGGACATCACCCATGCTAGGGGTCATTGAGATTTCAATGGCAGGCTTACCGTCAGGTGTAGTCCATACACTCCAGCCTAGTTGACCAGTCCGGAACTGAACCCATGAGTCCAGCATGTTGCGACCCTCTTCAAGCCACCACTTCTCATCTTCCCCGTCTGGGTTAGCCTTAGTGGTACGCCCTGCCTTGCGCCAGAGTGCCGATTCCTGCCCCGTAGAGGCACTGTGAGCGGTCTTAACCTTATCCCACGTATCTTTCCACACCTTGTCCAGGAATGCTGGCTCTGTTGCTTGAATCATTTGCCTAACTCCTCGTACATAGCATGGTCAAAGGCTTCAGTAGCCTCATGAACTGATGAACCTCCTACTAACCACCAAGAACCATCCTCTTTTAACTGAACGATACGTGATAGGTAGTACTTCCAACCACAATCTAACCATGTGGTTAGTTGTGAGTATGAGATATGACTTGGTAAATCATATCCATTTATTTTCACAGACATCTTGTGTCCTTCCTGTTAGTCTTGCGTGGCAGCAACAGGGATTGCACCCGAACAATCAGATGATACTTCCCCTTATCATCTGTTGACCACTTGGTGCTGCCTTGTGGTGGTGAGTATGCACTAGGAACACACCCACCACCCATCACTAGGAGAGTAATGAACAACTATAACTGGAAACCCTTAAGGGGTTTCCTATATAGTATATAACTAAGTGTAACGATTTATTACCTCGTGTCAAATAAATCACCCTGTATCGGCGTGTCGCTGAAGATTTTACTAGGTGCTTGCACCTTGAATACCTTAGCAACATCACCGGACTTGAGTGCTTGTATATTACCACGACCCTCAAAGTCCTTAGTTGCCATAGCCTCGGACTCGTAAGGTCCAAAGAGGAATTGTCCTACGCCTTGGTAGTTAACACCAACCACGTACACATCCCTCTCTCTACGGCATGAGTCTATTAAATCCCATACATCCTTGGCTAAATCATCTACGGATTCGGCGGGTCGTGATAGCGCATCAGAGATTGCATCAAGTTCCTTCTTCCTTGTTCTCATTTAACACCTAACATTCTCATAACTTTTTCATAACGATTTATGGTTGTCTTAGCATTGGACACAGCAACCAATAGCAATACGTTTAGTACGTATGATGCTACGTTAATCCATCTCATCCGTTAACTCCTTAAGGTAATCGTCTGCATGCTCTACGTCATGCGCTATGTGTTCATAGTATGCAGCGGATACAACTAACATCTTAAGGGCAGGGTGTGCGTGTGTATTCCACCAGATACCTGCTTCCTCTCTGAACTCATCTGTCATGTTGAGTAAGAACAATGGGTTGTTATCTTCCATAGTCTTGCTTACTATCGTAGTCACTGACCCAATCAAGACGTTGCTCGTCTGTGATTATCATCTCATAGTTGCAGTCAGGGCAGTAACTAACAGTAGTACCGTCATCATCTGCTGGTACTTCTATGTCAATCACCTCTGTGCCACACTCCGGACAATCCCAGTCGTCACTTCTATTACTGGCATACCAGCCTGACCCATGTAAACTATTGCTCATCTTCATCATCTCCATCCATGTTTCTTATGATAGTAACGGGTACATCATATGTTATTTCTTCCAACAGTATGTTATTCATAGTGCGTATGCTATGTCTTTCCATAGCAGTAAGCCCACCCCAGAAGCCGAACCGCTCATGCTTAATAGCAAACTCAGCACACTCTATCTTGACAGGACAGTTAGCGCATACCCTGCGTAGCATAGCATGTTGCTTGGGTGCTGTTGATGTGTAGTAACCATACTCTGTTACCGATTCATGAACAGTCATGTCGTCATAGAACATGTCACCATCCATGCCTGAGCATGCAGCATCAGTTAAGTCCGGAACTAATAGGTGTAGTTCACTCATAGTTTCGCGTGTCATGGTCATCCTCTCTTTGCGCTAGTGTGTTGACCCCTGGAAATTGATAGAGGATAGTACCGCTATCATCCTCCACCGTAAGGATACCTGCTTGGTCAAAGGCTGATGGAATCATAGGGATACCACCGCTCATCATAACGAACCTGTCTAATGCATTGTATACAATAGCCTCATCCGTTATGGGGTACTGCCCTAGTCCATACTCACCACTGTCTAGCATGTCCTTGAGTACATCATCATAGAAGTACTCGACTTGATATGTAATCTTAATTGTTTCAGTCATGTTGCTTAATCTCCTCTACATCGAATCGTTCTGTAATGATACCAGTTTCATTGAAGTAACTAATGTCAGTGTCATTTGCAATATCAACAGCCTTCTCGTATGAGTCTGCTTCAATCTCCATTTCATAATACTCTTTAATCTCTAGTGTTACTCTGTACTTAGTCATGTTACCAATCCAATTTCTCTAGTTGTTGTTGCTTCTGTTCTTGCTTCCACCAGTAGTCGTTACTTCTAACGGTACCGTTACCTCTGTTCGGTGTGTAGCACATGCAGTGTGCCATGTGTTCGTTACAGTCTATACATGTGTTGCATGCTAGGCAAGCACCCTCTTCGTAGTCATCATCCATTAGTTGCGAGTAGCAATGGAAGCACACATCATAGATACTCCTGACATTACCATGAACATCAATCAATTCATCGGATGTCAACAACAGATGCTTGTCGTTGTCGAACAGGTCGAAGTCTTCCTTAGATGCGTAGCCGTTGTAGTAACTACCGGTACTGCCGTATGACCAGTAACTGCGTGACTTGTACGAGGTGTTAGACCACCAGATACCATCAACCCAGTGACCGTCTTTCTCGTTGAGGATATAAACCTCTTGTTGTAAGTCAGGTGAGGTACTCAAGATTGCTATCTTACTACCCTTAGCCCACTCTTCTAGTTGCTTGAAGTACACGGGGTCGTCAAGCACATCGACACCCATGTTAGGTAGCAAATCTTCAGCAAAGATACGGGTATCTGAGCGTTTGTCACCAGGTTTAAGGGTGATAGGCAGCATACCATTGTGACCTAACACAATGTCTTTGCGACCGTCAACCCTGAATGGGTGGTTGTTCTCCACGTGTGTCGTACCGTGTGTGGTAAGACGAGCATGGAACATACCGATAGCATCAGGATTCTTATCTAACTCAGCAAAGAACCTGTCAATGGTTACGTCTACTCGCATACCACGACCAGCCACAATGTGGTCGCCGTGATGCACAGCATAGCCGAAGCCATCGCTGTTGTTGTAGCAAGCAATCTCTAATTGCTCACGGGTTGGGCGTGACCCTGGCAGGGATACACATAACATACACATAATTACTCTCCATTATTCTGAGAAGTATAGGACTTCTCACTAAAGCCGAACTCGACTGATTGATTGATGTAACTTAATAGATTTGGATACAAGTCCTTGCGACCTCGTAACCATTGGACATAGGCAGGGGCTGTTAGATATTCCTCAGCACCTACACCTGACCTAGCACCGCGTGAATACTCAACGGCACTATGCACATACTCAAGTGCAGCAAGTATGCGTTCTTTCTTTAGTGAACCCCTGAACATACGCACTTCAAGGGTAGATGTTGGTAGCACATTGACCGCAGAGTATCGCTGTGCGTTGTTGTATTGACCTTTCATTTGCTTAGGTATCTCTCGGCGTACATCCTTGTCAAAGGATGCATACGAACTACCTTGCCTACCTGCTACCAGATAGGACAGAGCCTTGTTACGCATGAGTAGCAAGGTGAATGAGTACTGATGCAAGCGACCAGTGAATGCTCGCCTGTCAACGTGTACATGTAAGCCACACGAACTCCTGTCCCATGAGCGATAGCCTATGTCTAGTAAGCCTTGAGTCCAACTCCAGTCCATAGCATGTGCATAAGCAAGGGTCATTGGATGCGTGACTATCTCAAAGCCATCATCAAGTGAGCCATCTTCCTTGAAGTATGCGAGGTCACCAAGCACACTGTACACATATTCCGGACCATTGTAATCATTGCCATTAGACTCGACCTCTAACTCAAACCCCATGAATACATGGCGGTCAGCATCAGGGTCATTCTCTACCCAATGGAATTGAGGATACGGCTTGTAACTGTAATCCTCAACGCTATGCCCACCACTACAACAAGTACCACTGCCATTGTAAGGGTCGTAGTCATTGTCGCATCTGTCACAGTGGCGAGAGTAGTTATCCCAGCAACTGTAACACCATTGGTCACCGCTTACACGATACATGTCGTTCTCATGCTCAGCATCATTACATCTGTCACATGTAAACATTCTATTACCGCATGGTTCGCAGTAGTTAGAGTAGTGTTCGTGTGCATCAACATCTGCATGCATCTTGTCGCAGTAGTTACACAGGAAGATGTGGTTGTCACAGTGTGCATCCTCACCACTATCCAATGCATAGGTGTCGTTATCTAGGTCAATCATCACACTGCAATCGCTGTATGAACACTCGACTAACCTTTCATCTGTATCAACATCGAGAGATGTTGTATCTATCTCACTCATCAGAGTGCCTCCTATTCTGACTGTACAGTCAGGTTGTTGGTTGGTTCTAGCCATTCGATACTGTCCATGTTGGCAAGCCTATCTTTCAGTATCTTGTGTGCCTCTCCACTAGCATAGCCGACCTTGATTAGTTTATCAAGTTCAGTCTGATACCAGTAAAGTGCAGTCATGTGTGCCTTAGCCATTGTCTTTCATCTCCTCAAGGTGTACTTGCACAGTTTCGCATAGCAGATTGAGCAACTCGTTCCACTCATCTTCATTCTTGATGTAGCCCATCTCATGTAGGTCACTAGCGTACCAAGAGATAGCCTCATCTTTCCATGTTGGCTCATTGTCCATTGTGTGCCTCGCATAGGTAGTCCATTGGCTTAGGTGTCCACTTGGTCACGTTGCATCCAGCATGTAGGCATTCGTTACCTACAAGTTCTTGTATCCATTGTTCTAGGTTCATCGTGAGTTCTCGAATCCCCATAGTGGTATGAATGGTGAGTACCCGTTCTTGTTGTGCCACTCAATGAGTAACTCATCATAGATAGGGGTATCACTGTCAGTACCGGACCAGCCCAACTCTGCATGGCTTGCAGGTGTGAGTCCGTTCAGATAGTCACGCCAATCATTTAGAAAGGCAACCATTTCTTTCCATGTAGTACGCATCATTTCTCCTGATGTTCTTGCGTTAGTACATGCTCAGCAATCTGCTCAGCAATTCTAGATAGTAAGCGACTGCCCTCAGCGTGAGAGTAGTCACATCTATGACAGTCGTAGGTAAACATCTGACTTAGCATGGCACCTGACCCGTCAATAGTTTCATAGTAAGCCAGCACTTCAATGTCTTTAGTTATCATTTCTTTCCTATCCTGACTGTACAGTCATAGTTGCTAGTGCTCGTTCGATAGCCTCACGGGTGTAACTTACCCGTACAGGGGTAGCCGTAGTCTTGCGCTGTGGGTGTCGTGGCTTGCCCCGTACCTGTACATAGGAGGCACTGCGTATCACCCGATTAGTAGGCACGTTATGCCCACGGATACCCCGTATCCCGTTACCTTTAGCCATCAGTCCCCCTAGTGTCGGCTAGTAATGCAAACACTTCAAGTTGAAACTCGCTCAACAAGATTAGTCCCTTTACATAGTGGGTCCACAGTATGCCTACTGCGTGCCCTAGTCTTTCATCAGTAATTAAATCCGACATCTGCCGAATCCTTTCGCTAATCTGACTGTACAGTCAGGGTCTGGGTGAGATTTTCACCTTGACTACGTCAAGCCTACCACCTATGGATTCTAAACACAATAGTAGCCACATACCAGCATTACGCCAGCAAAACAGCAGCAATGCGCCAGCAATACAACAGCAACACAACAGTAAAAAAACTATTTGGACTGTACAGTCAATTTGAATTTCAGCTGCCGTTGCCGGTATCTGGACACAAAAAAAAACCCCACCCAATTTCTTGGGTGGGGTTCTTTCGTGTATCTGCCTAGACTGTCGCTAGTTCTTCACTCGAAACTAACTCGGTGATGTACTCGGCGACTACTTGCAACGATACCGCGCCACTAGCAATTTCTTCTGCCAGTAGGTCGGCTAGTTGCACCCAGTACTCGACCGCCTCGGCGTTGTCTGCCTCGGTGTCGGTGTCGGTGTTGTCGGTGTTGTCGGTGTCGTTACCCTTGCCGTTGCCGTTGTTACCTGCTCCAGCCTTGAGAACCGCCTTAGCCTCTTTAACCAACTTGCGCCAGTCGCTAAGGCTCTTAACCTTTTCAACGTCACTTAGGTTGATTTTGTAGGTGTTAATGGCGTTACAGGCGGAACCTGCCTCGACCTTTTCACCCGTTACCATTTCAACGTAACCGCCAGCAATGTAACGCCCAATAGTCTTCTGGCTTACGCCTGATGCCTCGGCTAGTTGCGCCTTGGCTCCATGCTTACGGTTGACCGATAAGTACCACTGGTACGCCTCGTTACAGGCAACGGTTATGTTGCTTGATGTTGTTGCGGATAGTTCCTGAACCTCGGCTAGTTTCGCCTTTAGTTCCATTTCGCTAGCGTTGGCACGCTTACACGCCAACACCGCCGACTCAAATGAGATTTTTCTCATGTCATTTCCTCCTAGTGGAAATACCACGACCGCATTGTTACGGGCATGGAATAACCACTAGGCAGATACTCACTATTCAATTTTCAAGTTACGAGTGAGCCAGTGCGCCACGCTGTCCACTCACCCAGTATGACCGACTAGCTCTCGATTCGCAAGTCCTGCCGCATTGCCCTAGATTCCGGCGGATTTCCTGCCCGATTCCTGACTGTACAGTCAGGGTTCACGGGGTAATTGTTGCCTCGATTACCTGCCACCTGCCACCGATTCACCTTGTGCAGATAGTCACCCTTAACAATTCAAGGCACTTAATGAATACCCACCTACCCCACCTAACTAGGGGTGGGTACACGTCACCGAAAGGTGACATAATGAGAATGATTATCATTGTCAATAACAACTTGACCCCCAGTGCTTGAACCATGCCCCACACACCCCACCATGACTCACCCTTATTTTTTCGTGCTGTTATTGGTGGGATGTGCTTATGTTGTAAGGGTTTTTCTCATGTGACACAAGTCACATAAAAATAATTAGATACTAATGCGTTACGGGGTATACCATAATGGGGTTAGTATAAGTGTATGGTTTTATATTATTAGTGTCCCCTG